GCACATAGACATCAAAATAGAAAACAAATTAGAAGAAAAGGGGGAACCGCGAATAGAAGAAGACGGTATCAATCTGGGGGTTATACTACGCCAACTCAAAGAAATATGCCAACTATGCCGTCATCAACCAGGCAAGGATCTCCTAGAGTAACAAGATCATCACAATCAGTATCAACAGTACAATATCAAGGATCAACTTTTGAGGTTAGAACCAATAGAAATAATCCAAGTACTGGAACTTGGAATCTAAAAAGTGGAAATATAAAAGGACTTATGGTACCAGGTGCGTGGGTTGGACCCCCTTCTGGAGGAGATTCAATATCTTCATGGCCTACTGATCATCATGAGGATAATTCTCCTGATGATGTTGATTGTTTTGATAGAACAAGTATAGTAGAACTTGAAAATGGAGAGTCTATTTCTATAAGTAATTTAGAAATTGGAGATAAAGTTAAAACAATTAATAAAAAAGGTGAAGTAGAGTATTCGGAAGTTTATGCTTGGTTTCATAAATCTTATGATGATTATCGTGATGATTATATAAATGTTAAAACTGATAACAATAGAACTTTAACAATAACACCAGGTCATAGAATATATGTAAATGGTATAGATAGTCCAGCTTCTGATATTAAGGTTGGTGATACAGTAACTGGACAAAAAGTAATTAGTGTAGAAACAGTTACCGCTTATGGTAAATATGCACCAGCAACAAAAACTGGATTTATTATGGTTGATGGTGTTAATTGTTCTTGTTATGCATTTTATGGTCATGATTTCTGTCATGCTGTTGTTAATTTAACATTAAAACCTTTAACTAAAATATTTCCATCATTTGGTTCTTGGTTTAATAAAGATGGAAAACATAGAGTTGCTTCATTATTTGATGGTGAAGGAATAATTGGAAAATTACTAGGAAGAATATAATGGCTGTACAACCAATAACACATAAAAAAATTATTAAGTATGATACAAAGAATCCTAACTTTAATCCTGATAGTTTGAAAAAACCAAAGAAAGAAGTTAGTGGAAATGTACAAGAAGATAATGATGTGTATGGTGAAAGAAAACATTATTATACACCCGAATCTAATGGTAATTTGAAGATGGAAGAGTTGATGGGTAAAATAGTAAATAAATTAGATAATATACCAGGTAGTAGTCAGACAGGTACAAAAGCAGTTGAGGTAGATATAAAAAGAGAAATTGCAATAGGAAAGGTTGATACATCAGCTGTTAAATCAGAAGAATATGTAGGTAAAGTTAAAACTAAAAAAGATAAACTAAAAGCATTGAGAAGACGAAATGGCCGTTAAACCAATAACAAATAAACAAGTAGTGGCTTCTTCTAAAATTAATAGAGGAAAACAGGTATCTTCAAAAAGTACAAAGACAAGAAATGGCAATAGAAGTAGAACATATATTCCTGGAAATAATTATAGTAAAAATTATTCTGTAACTTTAAAAGATATTGATTCTAGTGTATTAAATCATGTAAAAAAAGTAATAAGGCCAAAAGTTCAAGAAGCTAATGAAACTGTTGATGTTAATGTGATGTATGGTAATGAAGAAAGATGGAAATCAGTTCGTAAAAGGGGAGTAATGAGAGATAAAAATGGTTCTATTATTCTTCCATTGATAATGTTAAAAAGAACTGAAATATCTAAAAATACTATTAGTGGTCAAGGATTTGAACATGATGTTACTGGTGAAAATGTACAAGTTGTAAGAAATTCAAGTTGGTCAAAAGACAATCATTATGATAGGTTTTCAGTACAAACAAATATAAAACCTAAGTATGAAAATTTAGTTACTGGCATGCCAGATTTTACAGATATAACATATGAGTTTATTTTATGGACAAATTTTATAGAACAAATGAATCCATTAGTTGAAACATTTGTAGCTCAATCAAATACATATTGGGGAAATACTGAACAATATAAATTTCTATGTTCATTAGATTCTATATCAGATGCATCAGAAATGAATATTGATGGTGAGAGGTTTGTTAAATCTACATTTTCTATTATATCGAAAGCTTATTTATTGCCAGAATATATAAATTCAGTTATTAATAGTAAAAAATCAAATTTACAAAGAAACTTAACAACATCAAGAGTTGTATTTGGATATGAAATTGATTTAGCTGGAGG